AAAACATTATTTTACCACCAGAAAATGGAATGTTAGTTAAATGGGCAGATGATAACGCTCAAGCATGGAAAATGATCCAAGAAATGTTAGAGACTGGAGAATTAAAGTATACTCCCCAAAAATGATAAAAAAGGCAACAAAAAAAGTCACTTACTCAAAATTTGGCGATAGCGAGTAAGCAACTAACTTCAAATATAGGTACGTAGAAAGAGAGATTTTCTAAATACTTTTTATGTACCTAGTATATCAGAAAATAGTGAGGTACACAATGAGTAAAAGAAAGATTTCTCCTTTTACGCAAGAGATTTTACAAGAAATCTATGAAGATAATGGGATTATCACTATTGATTTAATAGCAGATGAATTAAATGGCTGGTCTTTTGAAGAAATAAAGAACCGTTTAAACCAATGGAGATACCGTGGTGTAATTTCTTATGTAATTGTTGACGGTGAAATTCAAGATTTCAAGTTTTTAAGAGATAAAAAAGCTGAAAAACAGGAAATGAACGAAGGAAAACGCCTTAAGATTGATATTTATTTCAGGCAAGTACAGGCAACACTGGAAATTATGGAAAAATCAACCGCAAGCGATACAAATCGCCTAAAGGCTATCCAGTTACAACAACAAGCATTAAATGAAATTCCAGATGATCTCTATAAGGAGTTAACAGAGGTATATAGTTAATGAATGTTGTTAACCATTATCCAAGATTATTAGTTAGATAGAAAAGTGACTTTAGTTTCTCAATTATATAATGATGAGAAAGCTTGGAAATGTTTAAGAAATCAAATTGAACATGAGAAAAAACTAAAAAATTAAACACTTATCAAGAACAGGCAAGCGGATAGGTGAAAAAAGAAAACAGTGTAAGAAAAGTCATGCTGACAGGGCAATTCTAAGGCTTTGTTTAGTAAATTAATGGATATCTATCCATGAAAAATCGCCATAAAACGCCTGTAGATCAGGAGAAATAACTGATTTAGAGGTGTGTAGAAGTTCAAAAAGAATGAGGAAAATAAAATGAATGAATGGAATTTACCAACTGACAAAACCATTATTTTACTTGTAATTCTATTTAAAATTGTATGGAAAATATGGAATAGACCAAGTCCAATCAAACTAGTTGAAGAAAAAGAAAAGGTAGAAGTTTCAAAAGGATTAAATCCAGATTATGGGGCTTATGTTTGGTTAGCTGGCAAGCGTTTTAATTGAAAGGGGTAAGGATATGGAATTACTTTCAAAGGAAATTCAATTGGAATGGCTTCAAACTCAAAAAGAGACTTTAGAAACCCTTGTGAATTTAGAAATGGAACGAAAAGGGAAACTAGATCTTATTACTAGAGAAGAATTAAAAGAGGCCCTAGGAGTCTCAGGAGAAACACTAAGAAATTGGGAAATGATGGGCTTACAACGTTTTCAAACTCCTATGGAGAGAGCTAGAAAAGTTTATTATCGCCCAAGTGACATTTATTTGTTCTTATCAGTGAGGTAAAGAGAAATGGAAGTAAGATATTATGAATCGTCTAAAGATTTTAACAAAGCAGTATATAATGCTCCTTTTAATCTTTTATTACTGCCATTAGGTACAGATGAAGAAGCTGAAAAGAAGATCATAGAACATTTTGAGGAGGTGAAAAGATGTATAGACAAGTGATTTTATTTCTACAAGAACAAAAGATACAAGAATTTGACTTTTTGAAGGATACCCCTACTAGGGTTTATAAAAAGAATGAGTGGTACGCTTTTATTTACTATGAACCAATGGGGGAAAATCTAACTGAACAGGTGAGCCCTAAAATGCTTATCCAAGTAGTAACCAACTCTAAAGAGCTAGAAAACAGGGGCTGGAAGTTGGTGCGTAATTTCCCTATTAGTAAATTACAAGGCTACTTACTAGAGTTCTTACAATTATATGAAGTCTATAAATTTAGAAGTTATAAAAATGGTTATGGTTTAGAATTTAATGGGCCATTACTGGAATTTGTTGCGTATGGCTTAAATGATCGAACAGAAGTATCCACTTTTTTAAAAATGATGATTGGGGCTGGATATGATTTAGAAATAATCATACAGATCTTCTCAAATATCGTTAAAAAGAAATCTCTTGCCCGTGATTTTGTTGAATTGATAAACCGTTATGAGGTGTCAGTATGAATATAAAAGGAGCATTAGAAATCATTAAGCAAGAAGAACAAAGTAATATTATCCCCTTTCAAAAACCACCAGAAGAAGTAAGAAAACTAACTACTTTTGTGAATTGGAAAAAGACTGTAAGAGAGTATTTAGATAAATTTAATAATGATCGTCTGAAAAGCTTGATAGAAAAGGGTGCAACAGAAGAAGGAGCAAAAAAAGAAATAGATAAGCCGTTAAGTCATACAATGGTAGCAAGTATAATGTTAGATCTGTTTAATTTTTGCCGTATTGATAGCGAGGAAGGGGTAAGCCCAGTATATATCTATGATCCAGATAAAGGTATCTATATAAATGATCTGGAGTTTTTAAAGGACATTATTAACGTGATTGAGTACCGCCATAATGAACGTAGGGCAAACGACTGTATATATTCATTGAGACGACAGACACCACGAAAACAATTAGAGGATAACCTAAATTACATCATTGTAGGCAATGGTATTTACAATCGAACAACTAAACAGTTAGAGCCTTTTACTCCATCTAAAATATACACTAGCAAAATTAAAACCAATTATAACCCAAACGCCCAGAGGGTAAACATAAAGGGGTGGGATTTTGAGAGCTGGCTTCTAGATCTCTTTTCAGGAGATAAAAGCCTTTATCGACTAGCATTACAACTATTACACGCCTGTATCAGAGGGGAGAGTTTAGGGAAAATGTTTTGGTTTATTGGAGAAGGTGGAACAGGGAAAGGGACACTCCAGGAGCTTTTTATAAATCTTGTTGGGCGTGAAAACATAGCTAGTATAAAGATTACGGATTTAGATGTAAACAATCGCTTCACACTGGCCCAAGCGTTAGGAAAGAGGGCAGTTATTGGGGACGATATTCAACAAAAGGCACTCATTAAAGATACCTCTAAACTATTTTCTCTAGTAGGTGGGGATACTGTTTCGGTTGAAAAGAAGGGGAAAGATGCCTATAGTGCTTATATAAAGACTGTTGTTATTCAATCAACAAATGAAATGCCAAGGCTAGACGGTGATAAAAACGCTATAATGAGAAGAATGGTAATCCTTCCATTTCAAAAAGTTTTTTCAGATGGGATAAAAAAACCCAATCGAGCTATTAAGTATGATTACATCAAGAGAAAAGAAGTATTAGAGTATGTTTTGAAGTTAGTAATAGATTTAGAATTTGACGAATTTATTCAGCCAAAAATTTCAAGAAAATACTTACTAGACTATCAACAATCTTTAGACACAATCCAGCAATTTGCTGATGAACTATTTCAAGATATTCAATCAACGTTTTTGCCTAATGATTTTGTCTGGTGGCGATTTACTGGTTTTGTGGAGTTTCATAATCACCAAAGTAGTTATACTAGCCAAGGATTAAATAAGAAATTTGAGAAGTATTTACCGAGCGAATGGAGAAAAACAAAGTATCCTATCACCATTCCAAAAGGTCAAGAATTGCCCAAAGGGTTTAAACCGAAAGAAGACACCCCGAATTATCAAAATAAAACATATCGTTTTACACCTTCTAAAACTGTGAGAGGTTACGAAAAAACCACTACAGAACATACACATGAAATACACTAAATTGTATAAGTGTAGTAGTTGTAAAATATTGATACAATTGAGTTTTATTATATATTACTACACTACTACACTTAAATAATATAAATAATAATAAAAGAGTGTTGTATATCTGTATATATACTCTTATAAGAAATTCCGAGTTAGAAAAATAAGTGTAGTAGTGTAGTAAAAACGTGAAAACCCTTGTGGGACAAGGAGTTTAAGGTTCGGGAGGAATTTCCTAAGTGTAGGAGCAATTCTTAAGTGTAGGAAAAAAGAATAATTTTTAAAGAAAAAGAGGTCTCAAAATGGAAGAAAGTAAATTGAAAAAATATTTAGAAGAAGGCTATATTTTATTTTATAAAAATGGTATAATAGAAGTAGAGAAAGCGCCCATGTTTGGCGAAATTAATTTGAGCTATTCAGATGGTAAGCTTAATCTATTAACAAAAAGAGAAACAAAAAAATATGTCTATTGAGAACAACTCAGGGGCGTACCGTAAGCAATAATGCTAATGGTATGCCCCTTTTTGTATATCAAGAAAGGAGGTGTGGGCTATGGAAAGAAATGTTTTCCCTGATTATGTTGTAGGTGCTAAATTTTCAATGGATCCAGAAAAAAGGAAGAAAATCTTTTCAAACTGTAAAAAGAGTGAAAAGAACTTAAATAAAAGGAAACGTGAGATTTTAGAAAAATATGTCAAACATCAACAACAATCAGAAACTAGAGCAGATGATCTTGAAAGTTCGGAGGGTTCTAAAGGACAAGATAACCGCTAGGAACTTTAGAAAAAACTACAAGCAAAGAGCAGATATAAAAAGATAAAAGGAGAAAAACAAAAATGAAAATTGACTTAAAAAATAAAAAAGAAAAATTAGAAAATTATATTCGTAGTATTGGTTATGAAACAACTGGCCTTGAATTGAAAAGTGATCAAGCTATTATTGATCAAGCTATTATTGATAGTTACAAACAAGATGAAAAGAAAGATCTAGTTTCTCTAATTGATATTATCGAAGTAACTAGCAAAGATGGAAAGTATGAAGAAATTGACTTAGACAAGGTAGGAATGATTGAGATTGGTGATACAATTGGTGGCAATCGAAATGAAGAAGCTAAGACAGATTTTCTAGAAGTTGATTATAAGATGAAGACATTTGGGGGATTTCTTAACCTATCAAAAGAACAAATTGATGATGGTATGTATAATCTAGATTCATTCCTAGGAAATAGTATTGCTAAACTTGAGCGTAAAACTATGAACAAAGGAATTGGGAAAGTCCTAACACTTGCGACTGCAAAAAGTATTGCTTCTATCAATGATATCAAAGATCTAGTAGCTCTAGTGAACCCTGAGCGAGAAGTTTCAATTGTAGTTACTAATTCTTTATTTAACCACTTAGAAAAGTTGGTAGATAGTTCAGGCTTACCAATTCTTAAAGTTAACAAGGAAAATGGAACTAGTGAAACATTCTATACTGATCATTTTGTAGTAGTAGATGATACTACATTAGGAAACGCTGGAGATAAGCTTGCGTTTGTTGGAGATCTGAAGAACTACGCTAAACTGTTCAAATACAATCAGACATCTGTAAAATGGGTTACAGACTTTAAAACATATTCTGAACGACTTGCGCTATACACACGTTTTGACGTTAAGAAGGTTCAACCAACATTAGGTTATTTTGCAACTTGGAATTAAGAGGTAGTTAAATGGAGTTAGATTTATCAAAGTACCCTCTACAAGAACTTTATAAAAGATTTGAAGAGGTGGAACAGAAAGAGGCCAATGTTTCAAAGTTTGAAAAAACTGTCTTAGATGAAAAAGTAAAATTACAAAATTTTGAAGGATTTAGCCTTGATGATCTGGAAAATTTAATAGATGGTAATGAGGTTATTTCACACGATCAATTGAACTTACTAACAAAAAAACTAGAAAGTGTATCAAGAGAGCTTAAAGATATTAAAACAATTTTTCAAAGTGAAGTTCCTGTTTATATCCATTTTGAAACACGGAGACGATTTAGAAAAAGTGGTTTAGAAGCTTCGTACAAAAAAACTATTAAACATATCATAAAGGAGTTTGAAAAACTTCGATCAATTGAAAAAGAAGTGCAAGAGATCAATGATAAGATAGTAAAAGAAATTTCTAATAAACATAGTCTTTCAGGGTGTAGAACAGAGTTAGAACTAAACGCAATTACACCACTATTTAAACCAGAGGTAAGCGGTGAAATCTATCTAAATTCAGAAATTAAGAAAGCTAAGGAATTTTTAAAGTAATTCATTTTATATATAGCGGTACTCAATAAGTATCGCTATTACTTTGATTTTTGTAGACTTTAACACAATGAGGCAAGCATAAACTGAAAAAATGAAATGGCTAAGATCCTTTTAATAGCAAGGGAAGAGGAAAGATGGCGAGTTTCACAGAATGTAAGATATGTTAAACTGGAGGGAAAAACAAGGCGACAATGACAGAAAAAACACTGGTGAGTAGGTGTTGCAATGCAACAACAGGTAGATACTATGCAACGCCTTCTTAAGTTGAAGGGATAGGCTTAAATGAGATAAGGACAGTAGAATTACATAGGATAAAGGCTCTAATAAGTGAAATATAGCCCATTTAACAGGGCTGGTAGTATATGTATAGGGAGGGGTAATATTGCTTACTACGGGACAATTAGACAGGCTAGATGAAGAGCTAGACCGTTACAAGAACATAGATAATAAAATATTTTTGAGAAGACAAGAAATAATTTATAATAAAAAGTTTACTGAACATTCGAGTGGTTCAAATAAAATCAGTAATCCAACTGAAAATACCATTATAAGGCTAGAAAGTGATATAGTATTACGAAATTTAGAGCTTTTTAAGGAAATAGTAGAGCTATTACTAGAAAAATTGACTCCAGAACAGATAACTTTATTTAATATGCACTGGCTAGGTGAACAATTGACATGGGAGGAAATCTCAGAGCGACTTGATAGACCAGTGAGAAGAATTAAAAAGCAAAGAAGAGCTATAATAGAGGCTTATGCTAATATGATCAACCTATAAGAGATTAAATAGATAATTATATAAGAAAAAATTAAAAGAAAATAACAAATAAATTACTTGAATAATCATTTATTTGTTATTTTGCAAAAAACAAAAATTTGATTTTCTGTAAAAATTGATTTTATCAATTCTTGAATTTTTCAAGATCCCCCCCTCTTTAAAAAATTTTTTTGGATCAATCGGGAACCGGTGAAGGGAACTTTTTCCAAG